TGGTTCCCACACGTTTGAATCGTTATATTTTGTGACGCCAGATTCAGAGGCAAGGCCTGTGCCGCCATCGCTTGTTAACATGCGATGCGCACTAGATGAGCCAAATATAGCAATCAAATCACCAACGCCCCACAAGTTAGTGGTGACAGCTGCAGTAGTAGCAAGCACGGAATTAACTGAGTTGCGCGTGCGCATTGCATAAGTGAACAGCTCATTTTTTGAGCCGCCTTGTGGCACGCTTATTGTGCCTGTAATGAATCCGCCGCTGATAGTGGCTGACGTTAATGACGCCCACGCCTGTTTAATTGTTGTGCGATCGGCAAGGTAGATTTGCACTTGCACGTTGTTTGGCACTTCACCTGTGTAAGCGCCAGTAAAAACAACTTGGCGCGATGTGCCGATGCGCTGAATCTTACGGCCAGCGGGAAAGTCATTACAAGTAACTGTGTTAGATGCTACAGCTAAATCTGTAAAGGCAAAGTTATCGTATGATGAGTTGGTAACACCAAACGCAAAGCCATGTTTAGTGGCTGCTGCGTGTGTCGTTTGAGCCGCCGATGTAATTACTGTTACACCGTTTACCTTAACGTAAAATACGTTGTCAGCCCCAACACCGAAAACAATAACATTACCATTCGTTAAGCTGCCGGTCGTACTGCCAATTGCTGTAGGGCTACCACTTACCCATCGGTGCAGGACTCCACTGGATGGCGAAAATGAATAGTGATTTGTATTGCTTACTGCGCGAAGTATTAATCGATTATCACCGTTATCAATACTGGTTTTTGTGTAGGTAATCTCCCCTACATTACTTCCACTATCCGCTACAGCATAAGCCCGTGTATCACTTCCTAAAGTAGTTGCCTTTGCCGCGTTAGAGGCAATGCCCATTACGGCAGTGCCAAGCACTTCCCAATTAACGCTTGGCGTGCCGCTTAAAGCACGCCCGTTTAATCCGTTAGTCGTGTTCGCTGCATCAAAGTTGTCTATTAAGTTCATTTTGATATGTCCAATAAATTAGGTTAAGAGCCTGATAGCAGGAATGGAAATGATTGTCCGTTTGAAGGTCTGTTTAAGACGATCGTAAATTCAAGCACTCCACCCTCTGTTACCGATGGACTAGATACAAAGCTAACTTCTGCTGGTAATACGTTGGTGATAGTTCCTGTGCCAGTAATGCCGCCCATAGTTATCGTAACGGTTTCATTCGGGTCAAGCAGCGTGTCATTCGCGGTTAAAGTTGAACCTGTAAATGTAGTTTTACCAGCTGGAACGACTAAATTACCGCTCGATACAGTGACACCATCACTCCAACTAAATGCACCATAATCAAGGCCAGACGTTGCCGAACCGCCAATAATGATTGGAATGTTCTGGCCAAGTGAAGCGCCAGACAATGTAACAACAAAGTTAAGCGTGCCACCTTCGGCCACTGTTGGGCTTGATATGCTTGCGACTGTCGCCACTGGATTGTCATTAAGCGTTATTGTGCCTGTACCACTTACGCCGCCAATAGTCAGAATCGCAGTTTTTTCACCGCCGAACACTGGCTTATCAATGGTTGCAAGCGTGACATTGAATGAAGTAACGCCAAGTGGAATCAATGCGTTGGCGCCATCCCTAGCAACTCCGTCACTAAATACAAGCGGCAATGTTATTTCTTGCCCGTTTACAGCCGTTCCGCCAAGGTTAAGCGGCATAATCTGGCCAATTGACGTTTTGCTTAATTGAACATTCCAAACAAGGTTATTACCTTCTTGCGCTGTAGGTGATGAGATTGAAACCACCACGGCTGCCACGTTTGATTCAGTGTATGACGCCCACAATGAATCAAGTTTTGTTTTGTCTGCCGCTGTAAATTTCTTATTGTTCGTAGTCGGCGTGATTTGATCTTCGGTAAATGCAAGATTGGCAAGCGCTGTTTGAATCGCTGAAATTGCGCCAGATTGCGCATTAGATACCGTGTTAAGGTTGCCGATTGCCGTTTGAATCGTGCCAAGCGCCGTAGCTTGTGAAGCATTTACCGATTGAATCGCCGCAATTTCATTTGTATGAGCGGTTAACTGTGTCGCCTGCGCAGAATTAACGCCTTGAATGGCTGTAATTGCCGCGGCTTGATTCGTATTTACTGTTTCAATATTGCCGATTGATACGTTTTGTGCCGTGTTAATTGCTACTGCAGCGGCCAAAGCGTTTGTTAAGTTGGTAATGTTAGTTGTTTGCGTGGCATTAACGGCCACAGCTGCGGCCACTGCATCAGTTAATGCAGGAATGCCACCAACTTGGCCAGCTAATGTAGCAAGTGCTGTAGATTGCGCACTGTTGACACCTTGCACCGCTGATAATGCCGCTTGCAATGCAGCAATAGCAGGCGAATCGCCCGGAATAATATCTTCAAAGAATTGAATCTCACCGCTTGGCAAGATAAACCCGTCTGTCGCGCCGTTCTCATCTAAGTGAAACACGCCTATTGTTGCGTCAACATCATCGGCTTGCACAAATTCAAACCACGTAAACGCACCGCTAGTGCGCTTTTGATAGTATTCAATGTCAACAATAGATACTAAGTGCGTTGTGCCTTCCAGCATACGCACGTTTTGGCCAGAAATATCACGCCCGTAAGCGTCATCAGTCAGTGATTTAATAAGTCTAAATTGCATTTCATTCCCCTAGTAAAGCACTGTTCGTAAAACGCCACGTCCAAGGCCACGCATCACTTCAACCTTGGCTAAAGCAACGGCTCTTTTGTACTCATTGCTGTGATATACCGATGCCGCGCCGTCAGACCACGGTTTATTCGGCATTTTGTAAAGTGTTGATTTTGCTTGATCAGCAATAGCGTCAAAGTAACGCTTTGCAATCTCACCATCCATGCCAGTAGAAATACGGCTTGGACGTAATGCCATGCGATAAGCCAGCCCTTGCGCGGTTGCAAATTCTGGTATTGGAAATAGCCTTAATTCACTGACGTTGGCTTGCCAATAACTTTTTGGATTACCTTTTTTGTTGGCTGCATCATTGTTTGACGATTGAATTTTCGCCCATGAACTGCCTGTTAATTCTTTACCGTCCAGCACAACGCGCACAATCTGTGTGATTTCTGCGTCTGGAATCGGTGATACAAGGTCATAAGTCGCGTCTTGCGCTACCATATTTAACGGCAGGCCTTCAACTTGCCACGCCCATGACTGATCACAGAATTTAATAGCAGCATTGCGAATGTGAACCAGCAACAAATCAAGCTGCGCGCCGTCAATCGCTGGCGCCACATCATTTAGAAAGTAATCAAAGTTTATTGCGTTGCTCATACACCGCCGCCTTGTGCTGATAATCCTAAGTAAGCTGATGCCAACGGCACTTTGCCATCTTCGGTGTTCATTAGGTGCGCTCTGGCTATCACGTAATCAGCGGCAGAACGCATATAGTTACTTGGTAATGGGAATGTGTCAGCAAGTGCGTATAAAGGGATTGGAAACAGATTCCAGCGATCTAACCACAAGTCTTTCCTTAACACGGTTGATTCTTGAATGATGTTATTCAGAAAAGGTAACAGCTTGGCGTCTGGATAACGCACCTTGTCGTCATCGTTCAGATCCAGCCGTGCAAGGTCTAAGACTTGTTGTAAGGTCATGGCTTATTTGCTTTCGCTTGGTAAATCGCTTAACAGTTTGTTGCGGATAAACTCTTCTGACTGTTTTGAGTTAATGCCTTTAACTTTGTACTGTTTGGCCAATTTCAATAAGCCTTCTTTATCCAGCTGTGCTAACAACTCTGGCAAAGTTTGATCTGCGGCTGGTGCGGCTGGTGCCGTTTCAGTTTTAGCTGTTTCGGTAGTCGTACCAGTGCCATCAACACGATTGATTGTTTCTTGGTCTGGTGTTCTAGTGCCTTCAAGATTAGTTACTGAACCGCTGGCCGCTGGCGCTGCATTTGATTGAGTAACAGGCGTCAAATCTTCTTTTGTGCCATCTGAAAAGTCATTGTCTGTTTGCGCTGGCTCTTCTGGCTCTTGCTCAACTGGAATCAGTGCCAATTTCAGCACATTGTTATTGATTGCCTCAAGCTCTTGCTCGGTGACTTCAAATTCAACGGTTAATTTACCTTGGCTTGCTGCCTCGGCGCGTTTGCGATCGGCTTCATCGTCAATGTTTTTGCCAGTCATATAGCCTAAAACTTCGTGACGTAAATCAACCAACGGCTTTTTAAGGTCAAGTGACTTGTTAAAGTTCACGCGAGAGTAAGCGTCAAGCTGTTTTTCATCCATCGCTGTAAGGTTTGCATGGGCGACTGGCTCTTGATCGGTGCGGCCATCCACTTTCTTACCATTACCCATGTAAGTGGGTGCTTTTGGGCTTACATCAGCGAGTTCAAACACGCCTGCATGTACGATTAATAGTGCTGCGAGGTGACTAGGAAAGTTTAGAACCTGTTTCGGTTTCCAAACTGCATCAGTGCCACATACGTTGTCAGTCTTTTGTTCTTTGGCGCCAATGTAGCGCACGCCTGTAATGTTAGATGGTTGCATGATCAATCCTTTATATTTAAATAAAGGACGGCGAACCGCCCTTTATTACATCAGTGACTTAAGAAATTAAACCTTAAGCTACACCTGTTGAGTTACCGTCTAAAACAACGGTCAACTTAGTGCCTGCGACAATACCGCCGCCGCCCAATGTGCCTACTAATTTCACTGGAAATTTAAATGAAATTGGTTGAGCAACACTTTCTTTACGGCCTGCAGCTGATAAAGCTTGAGCATTAAAGAAATAAGTCGGATTAGCCGCTGGTGCGCCTACTGCAAGTGCATCGTATGGCTCATAGCCAATTGATAGCGTGCCGTCTGCGTCAGCATCGTGAACCAATGCCAAAGCATTGATTTCGTGGCCAGCTGGAACAATGCCGAAATAAATCTTGTCGGCTGACGCTGCTGCTTTAGCGAAACCGTAAGATAAATTGAAGGCATTAGGGCGTTGGCCGTTTGGTAAAGACTTTTTGCCAAAGTCATCAGCATATAAATCTGGTGGCATGATAGAACTCCTAAAATAAAGTAAAACTGTTTAATTCAAAAAGAGGCCTGCCGTAACAGGCCTATAAAAGCGCTAGAATTAACCTAACGCTGTTGCTTTTGCTGCAACGTCAAGAACGATGACGCCGTGATCCGTTGGTGTTTTCGCACCGTTCGCATCGCGTGGGTTGAAACGTACTTTCTTAGAACCTTCCATACCGAAGATTGCAAATTCGGCATTGCGGTCAAAGTTGTACCATTTTTCAGCCCAAGCATAGTGATAGCCAGATTTGCCGTCTTTACCGTAAGCATTTGCTAGAGCTTGCGCACCTAACAATAAGCAACGATGTACTGCAAAGCCTGCGCCTAAACCAGCATTAACTACTTGATCTGTTTCTGTGGCTGTTGATGCGTTGGCCGCTGTGATGATTTTGGTTGTGTCGCCCGGTGTGAAACGAATAGCACGGGTCATTTTCTTAACCAAAATGCCATTCCACATGCCAGCTTCACCAGCAAACAATGGATGATTACCCATTTGGCCAGCTTGAGCGCGGTTTACTGCGCCTTGTTGGAAAGCACGTAAAGAACCTTCCATTAACAATGAGCTGTACACGTCAGCTGGAACGAACATTACCCACATTGGGTTATCGCTAGATTTATCTTCGCGCAATTTAACTGGCTGTAAAGACAAGTCAAGATTGTCGATGATGTTGCGTAACGCATCGATGTGAACCAATTTCAAGCGATCGGTACTATCGATTGAGCCTAATTGTTGGCCGCCTTGCACGATATTGTCACCATCAACTACATAGTGACGATTAAACGTAGGCGCTTGCACCTTGTTAATCATAATTTCGGCAAAACGTGGGTGAGTTTCTAAAGGCACAACCCAATCCATTGTGTTCAATGAACCGCGTGCGCCTGCTAACATCACTAGGTTACGTTGCTCATAGTAACGAGCGCCTAAACCTACTGCTGCATCTTTGGCCAACTTGCGCAATTCGTGAACTGTGCGTTGTTGTGACATACGGCCACCAGCATCTACAGGGAAAGTCCACTGATCGATGCGCACTTCCATTTCGCTGAAAGATAAAGCTGAACCGTTACCTTCGGCGTTTGCATCACCCATAATTGGGTAAGCAGAAACCACATCGATACAATCCATTGTCACTGTGTCACCAGCTGAACGGGCTAAATCGTAGATTTCAACGATAGGGTAGCCAGCATCAGATTGCTGTTTGCTGACTTTATTGCTTACTTCCGCTTGTGTCGGTTTTGGCCCCGACATATTGCGTAACATCCCCGTTTGTTTTTGCACTTGTGCAAATAACGCGGTACCCATTAAGCGGATGGCTTGTCCGCTGCCTGCTGCTACAACTGTTTCCATTTTAATACCCCTAATATTTAACCAGCGTTTCTATACGCCGATTGTGTTTATGCGATAGTTCGGGCTATGTAAGCATCCATTTGTGCTGTCGTCATATTTGCGAACTTATCAGCCATTGCTGGCGCTGATTGATTTGCAAACTCAACATCTTCACTGCCGGGTGTTGCGCCGCCAGCTAAGTCCGATATTGATTTGATGGACGTTGCACCCTGATCTGCTTTAGCCAAAGCCTCTTTAACTTTGTCTGTTTCTTTTGAACTTTTTGCATCTGGATTACCGTATCTAGCAACGTACAGCTTTTCAGTTTCAGCCATTCTTTCGGCTATAGATTTGCTGGCGAACTCTGGATCTGCCATTAAAATCTGATCGATAACTGCGGCTCGATTCCAGCCTGTAATATCCTTATCGATTTGAAGCGCTGTCAGTAATGGCGATGAATCAATGGCGTCCTGCATTTGCTGATTTAATGACGCTTGTGCTTGTTGCACTTGCTTGGCCTCAACTTGCTTACTTTGAGCGCTCACATTAACTACGGTACTTTGTAGGTCACGAATAAACTCTGCTACAGACGGCTGACTTTCGGCCATAAGCTCTAAATCTTCGTCTGAATAAAATTTACTGGTATCAACACTTGCCTTGCCACTTTTTAAAGCTTCAAGCTCTGCCTGCATTGCCTCAAACTTTTCGTTATCCGCTGCGCGTGCCGCTCTTTCATCAGCCAATTCCTGCCGATTTTTTTCTAGCACTTCAAAAGGTAAAATGTGCTTACCGTTTTTACTAGCTACACCATCGGCCTTGCTGTCGTCCACTACACCGTCTGGCTTTGTTTCAGCTGCATCTGGCTTTGCAAGGTCTGGCGTTTCCTCGCTTTTATTTACGCCATTAGTGCCTGATTCAGTGTCATAGGCCGCGTTGATTTCATCATCCGTTGGGATTTTGTCGTCAATTACTGTCGTGTCTTGGTTTACTGTACTCATTTTGCATTACTCCTATAGCGGTTTAGGCTATCCCGTATCGCTGGGCTGCGTTAAGGATGGTTCAAAAATACCATTTGCATGGTTTACTACGCGGCTTGCGCCGTTTGCTGCTTGTTGGCCGTATCGCTGGCCTGCGAATCTTCTAAACCCATGAGCTTTTCAATCTCACTCATTTCGTTTTCAAGTGTTTTAATCGTTTCCAATAATTCATTGTTGGCGAGTACCATTTTTGCTTCAATATTCATGCGCGCCACTTCAATGGCGGTAGCTTTACGAATGTTGGCCTCTTCAATTTTGGTATCAAAGGCAATGCGCGCCTCTTCTAAGTCAGCCTCAAGCTCTTCAATTTCTTTGTTTTTAGCCTCAAGCTCTGGATTCATCTGGCCATTGCTAGATTCGCCTAATAGTTTCTGCGCCTCGGCCTGTGCTTTAGCGACTTGCGCCTCTTTCAATGCGACTGTGGCCGTAGCATCACGAATTTGAAGTTGCTCAACTGCGGCGGCTTTCTGTGCTGCTGCTTGCTGTGCTGCTGCCTCTTCCTCATTTTTAGGCGGCTTATTGACTTGCTCACCATTCATACGGGCGATCTCATCCATGATTTCAGCTTTGTCTGCACCAGAAATATCGGTCAGCTTCATCATGAATTTAAACAATATGCCTTGGTACTGTGGCGGCAAGCCTTGGTTGATTTGTGAGAATGTTTGCAATGTCTGTGCTTTAAAGCTTGAAGTAGTCGGCACGTCAGATAGCGCAACCTTCGCGCGAATCATGCTGATTTGGTTACTGATCGTGCCATCTGGATTTTCTTTATTGATCTCAACTGACTTATCAACTGCGCCAAATTCAGACTTAATCACCACTGTTTGTGGTTTTTGGCCAATATCCTCAATGATGAGTGATAGCAATAATTCACCCACTAGCGCACGGGAATACTCATTGTTATCGTAAATGCAAGCCAATGTCTGTGAGCTTTGCTCTGTTGCCTGCTGCAGCGCAATACCAGATTGCTGATTGCTTGAACCTTCAAATGCTGCGAACACACCAGCAACCGCCTTAAGCTGAACACGCTTATCGGCCATCGCTTGATATTGTTGGGCATTAAGCTGAAAGTCTGTTTCAACTTTGAATATGCCGCCGTTTTGCATTTCCTCTTTGTTAAGGATGTGCATTGCATCTGGACGACCAGCCTCTTGACGCACTAGCTCAATGTCATCAATTGTCGCGCCTGCGGTCATCGTCACGCGCTTGGCGGCCAGCAACCAGATTGATTTAGTGTTACGCGCGTTGATCTCATCCTGCATTGGAATCATCGGACGTACTAAACCGTATGGAATACCAGTCATATCCTCTTCTTTGCCGATAAACGGCACGTAAGGATAGCGGCCATGCGCAAATGGGTTTGCATCGTCACTTAATTTGTGTGCGCCAGTCCAAAAGCTCACACGCAATTTAGAGAAGTTGGCTTTGCGTAGCTGTACGCCAGAGTGAATCGCTTGGATGTGGTCTGGATTCTTGTCGTTAAACTCGGTCATTGCACCATTTGGTGCGCGGAATACATAACCAGTCACATAACGCTTATACCAAAGCGCGGTAAGTCTTAAGCGTTTACGGCTGGTATTGCGCCATTCGTGATCTTCAACGGTAAAAGCACGCTCATTGTCGTGTGACATTGCAAGGCTTGTTGATTCGCCGCCGTCAGTGAGTTCCATTAGGCTGCCACTGTAAGCGCCCCATGAATCGCCAACACACTCCAATAAAGTGGCATGTTTAGGGAAAGCTTGCTTTAACACCTCAATATCGAACCAACGTGAGCGCATCATCCACATAGCATCGCTCTTGTCTGGTAGTTTGGCGTTCATATCCCACGCCATTTCATTACGGTTCACATACTCAACGCGGTACGGCTCTTTGAATGGATCGCTTTCGCGTAAGACTTCAACCCATCCAATGCCCGGCACACACTGAGCTTTGAAAGCCTCACTGATAGCACGGTCAGCATGTGATGTTTTCTCTGCCTCATAAAGCTTTTGATTCAGCGCATCGGCTAAGTCGTCATCGTCCATAACATTCTGTGACGTGACTTTCCAATCCTTGCGAGTTTTGGCCTCAAGGCCTAGCACTGCATCGATAGTCGGGCTGATCAAGTTTTCAACAATTGGCGCCATGCCGTTCTTGGCCATGAATTGCAATGTTTCAGTGTCTAACTGGTTGCCATCGTAGTAATCAGCCGCAATGTCACACTGCCTGCGGTATCTTGGCTGATCACGCACTTCATTTAAAATGTCGTGATACTCTTGGAATTGAAGCTCAAGCGTTTTCACAGCCTTGGCGTCTTTAGGCAAAGCTTTGGGCGGCATTGGTTCTGCGGCAACAATGGCGGTTTCGCTCATGTTTTCAGTCGTGCCTTCCATTTATCCAGCCTTCCAGTTAAAAGTTGATCGTTCTCTTGGTTTTTGTTTAGGGTGAATCCTCACCGCAAACGTCAAAGCTACTGCATCACTACTATCGGGCGATGGCAAACCACGCGCCTTAATCTTTTCTTTCGATTCAATAATCAATCGGCGGCTTGAATCGTAGGTGTAACTCGCTACAACACAATCACTTTTCAATATCTCATCGTTCGGCAGCTGGCATGGTGAATCTTCCAGCCACTTCTTAAACTCGCCCATCATTTCATCTTTGCGGCGGCTGTAAGCTTTGTCATCAATCGCCTTGCTGCCAAAATGTACGCGATGTACTGGATAACCTAACTCGCTCAACCTATCCGCTACACCGCTACCAATACCAGTACAGTCCACATTAATAGCGTCTGGCTTGTACTTATCAGCCTCAATCGCCACTAATCCAACTACTTCCATCGTGCCTTTTTTGTAGTGCCGCTGTATTGGCTCAACTATGCGGCCTTGGCGTTTTGCAATTGCCGTGCCGTCATCGCCATATTCAGCTGGATCTACACCCATAATCTTTGGCGCACCTTCTTGGCTTTCAGTTACCTTAGTCGCCATTGCATCTTCAACTGATTCAAGCGTTAAGTAGCTATTGCTTGAGCTTTTCCTAAATGCCAGCGCCACACTTGCCGGGTACTCTTGGTCAAACCACGCATAATCACCACTAAAGTCGGTCTGCGTCTTATTCTTGCGCCATGCCATTTGCTCAATCGTTACATCGTAGCGTTCGGCATAAGCGGCCTCTTCACCATCTAGTACAAAATCATCATCTGGCGTTCTCTGGTAAGACGGTTCCCAAAACCACGGCACAAAAATTAAAATGTAATCACCAATACCGCGTAAGGCGTCTTGGCACATCTTATGAAACTTGTTTAAACCATTGGCCGTACTCTCTAAAACAATCTCGGTGCCATCAATATCTGCAATCGCTTGGCCAATACCAGCTAAATGAGCATCAGAGTTATCCCAAAACGCCACCTCTGAACCGTGAAACAACTGCGCTGTTAAGCCGCGGCCAATTGCTTTACTGCCTGCGGTACCAACTGTGTATTTACTTTTCAGTAAACTAAACAGCAATTCATTACTATTCGCCTTGCCTGTTACTGGTCGCATAGATTCTGGCGACAAGTCATAATAGTTTTTAACCATATCGAAAATAGCCGTTGTGGACTTATCTTGGTGAGTAAGAATGTAGGCCGATTGCCCTTTATTCATGCTCGTTTTGTGATAATTCCGCGCCTCAACGTAGGTACTTAGCCCTTGTTGGCGGCCTTTCAATATAATCGCCCTTACTTTGCCAGTAGAACTAAGCTGGCTTTCCATCTGTTCATGTGCGTACAACTGCGCTCTGTTTAAGTGAAGCGGAATAATCGCGCCAGACTTATCCACAATCTTCAACATCCGTGGTGCGTAGTAAGTAAAGTCATTACGCAATTGGCGCAATATTTCTAAACTCACTGATTCTTTTCCTCTGCCAACTTCTCAAGCAATTCTTCAATGGTTTCACCAACGCTTTGTTTGCCATCAATGCCATAAGCTTCACGCTCGGCAGCAATCAATGTTTTAAGTGAATCTGTTAACTGTTTAAATACGCCTGCTTGCGTAGGCAATTGCATAAATTTGGTGAATATCGCCATTAATCGGTCTTGCTCTGCTGCTTGCTTAACTGGATCAGTCATGTGCGCAGTTCTCTTAGCGGCTAACAACTCGGCCAACTCTTCAAACTCGGCAGCATTAACCACTGAACCGTCTAGCTTTTGCATTAACAATTCAAATGTAGCGTTCGCACCAACTATTCTTTTCTGATGCGCAATGATTACATTTGCTTGAACGTGCGCATTATCTTCAACAATCTGCGCATCTGTGGTTTCATTGCGCACATCTGCTCGCACATCTTGAGTGCGCACAAGTTCTAAAGCGCGCGCCCGTATTGCGTTTGCAAGGTCTTTTTTCCATCCAAGCAACTTAGCTTTATTGCGCACAATGGTTTCACCGCAATTATGCTTTGCTGCTATCTGGCGATTGCTCATTAATCCAGAGCGATAGTCAGCCTCAATCAGCGTCCAAGTTTCGGCGCTGATCTCATTTTTCTTTGTTTTAGGTAAGGTCTTAGTATTGGCCATGATTAATTAATTGCTTACAGAGCGTTCCTCATCGCGGTCATTGCGGTGTCTTAGGTCATAAATGCGTTGTTTGAAGCTTGTTACCCACTTATCGATCCTGTGATGAATTTCTACGCTTGATGTTAAATCCCACAATGCAGTGCCAAGGATTAGCGGAACCATTGAAAGAATCACCCACGGGAATGAAGGCTCGTAATGAACTGCGAGGCTGATTGTTCCGCAACCTACGATTTTTAGTATTAGTGCTGTGTTCTTGCATCGGCAGCCGAACTGCGGCATCGGCGTATTTGAGCGCGCCAGCTCAATGCAAGATATGGCCAGAAACAATAAGGTCAAATAAATAGGGAATTTAATTAAGACTATTTGAAGGATGGTGATCATGCGCTATCTCCATTCGGCGTAGCGCCTGTGGTTGGTGGTTTAGGAAACTTGCTTTTTCGGTAATGCTCGAACCATTCGTTAATGATCGGCATTACCAAGTGACAGAGTAAACCACCAGCAATAGCCAGCAACCCAACGGCTGCGTATTCTCCTGTTTGTTCAAGCGGTTTTAAAAATGGATGGACGTTTGCAATTACATTGATTACAGGCTTACCGACTAATTGCGATGCGCCGCCTGCGATTAACGTGCTGCCAGTGATGTTCTTTGCTGCGATTTTGAGTGAGAACTCTTGTGTTGAGTATAGTAATGCGACTGATGCCGCGATAAACGCTACTGTGAATGGCCAGACTGAAAACATTGTCGCCCAAACTGGCAGTGTCGCTTGAATGGTTGGCGGTATTGTTGAAACGACTACCGCCGCCTCATGTTGCTGTATCTGTTCAACCACCATGCTACGCCCCCTCATAAAAAAAAGCCCACCGTGAAGTGAGCTTTTTTAAGCGATTACCACCCCTTTAATGCAAGAGATAATAAGTTATTTAGGACGTTTGCTTGATAACTATTTTGCCGTGTTTTTACTCGGTAGCTGTCCTACGTTGTCTTACGTGGTTTGCATTTTTGATACTTTTACCGATTTAACCGTGTAGCCGTTGCTGGCCGTAAATACAATGCCTGCATCAACACTGGCTTTTAAGAACTCTCTAAGCGCTTTAGTGATTGCTTTATCGGTTTTATTTTCAGATTTAAGCGGTTCGCCAGAAATTACAAGCCCTGTTTTAAATGTCAGCGTTCCAGCATGATCGCTTTCAAGTAATTCCGACACATCAATGCCGTAAAATTCAGCAATGCTTTTGCCTTTCATTTCCTCTTCGGTTGCTGTTTTTTGTTGGAACGTGTTGTCATGAATATCTTTCTTTAAACGCCACATACCTTCGTGCTGCTCAAATGCGCTTTGTTTGTTTTGACTGTCGGCATACGCTTTACCAACTCGGATAGCAATAAACATCGGAACGCCAGCCTTTAACAATTCAGCTGTAATATCAATATCTGTTGCCTGCGCTGTATCTGTAGGCGCTGGCTTGCACTCTGTAAGTTTAGCTAGGAATCCCCAATCGATTAAAAATGAATTATAAAATCTAGCATCTGGACAGCCACCCATTACCGCCAGTTTTGTTGCCCTATGTAAATCATCTGGTGATTTAATTTTCCATTGCATTAAATTACTTAAAATCTGCTGTTCTTTTGATTCTTTTTGCGCTGTTTCATCTGGCGCTGTTGAACTGCATTTACCAGTGCTGGCGTTGGCGGTGTTGATACTTCTCAACATTTCAATGCGCGCTCTTTGTACTGGATCTAACCCGTAGCCGCAAACATCATCTTGTTTGCTTGCCATACCGCCACTGCCGCCACGATCTGCGTCTTTGCATAAAGCGTTTTGGAAAGCCTTAACTTCAACCTCTGTAATTTGTTGCTCTCTCTGCAACCCGTTAATTCGATGCGTAAGATTTTCTAAGCTATTTTTATCAGTTCTCAATTTATATACCTGTATCAAGCTGTATATTGCCGCTGCCAGTGCTACTGTTGCCATAAAATTACTAAACATTTTATTACTCCTTACGTTGTGAAAAAATCAATTGGTTTTAAAGTCTATCAATTCAATGTAATGCTCTGCTGCTTTGTTGGCGCGTAGGTAAACTGAATCGCTGTTTAACTTAAGGTCGTGCGCCAATGTCTTTATTGGGATGTGTCTGAACTCTGGTAAAAATACGAGTAGAAAGCACATGAATTTATCGTGGTGCCGCTTTGCCGCCCACTTCATCACCGCTTCAAAGGCGTGGCATTGTGGGCTGTGAAATCGTCTTAACGGCTTATTCGGTAGCTTTGCGAAGTGGTTTCTAATCTTTTGCAGCATAGGCGGCGGCAGTGGCGACTGTTTAAAGTCGTTGTGATAGCAGTATTCAAGCCATTCGTTGATTATTGGTATTAGTGGCTCGTACTTTTCTTTTTGCCGTTTAGCCATTTAAATATTCCAATGCGCAATATCTACAGGCCTTGTGCCGTATGAGTTTGGCAGCACTTGAAGCTTTGCAGGCTTAAGGTTTTCTAGTAGCTTGGTTAACTCTGCATCGCTAATTGGTTTCCTTGGCCGCACTGGTTCCCACTCTTGCAACACGCTGACTACGCGATCGGATATTTCATTAACCATGTGCCAGCCAAAAAGCATATCGCCGTGATTTTCACCAAGTAAAACATACCTACCGCACGGGCTTACGTTCTTTGGATCAAAGATGAAGTTAACTAAATGGCCGTCACAGTTAAGTAACAGGTTTCTTTTTTTTGCTTTTAGCAGCTGGATGTTCACGATATACCCTCAATGATTACTGTTAAGCCGCCGTATGGTCTTGGGCTGGCGATTTGAATAAATAACTTGGTTACTTGCTTATCGTCAATCCATGCAATACCTTTGAGCGCGTCAAATAGGACTTTTGGGATGTTATCAATATCAAGTCGCGCCTCGCTTGCAGATCCGTCTTTGTTTTCGCGTGGGTGATAATCAATACTCACACTGACTTTGCCCGTTAGCATCTTGCATTTAGACGCTTTTGCCAGCCAGCCAACATCTGACTTAAATTGCTTTGCCGATTTAGTGCTTATAAATCTACCGCCTACAGCTGCGGCCTTGGCGTTGTTACTTACTGGATTAGGTAGTATTAAAATCACTCATCCACCCCATTTGCTGCATTTTTATCAAGGTAACTCGCAAATCCAAGCTGTCCTTCGTTATTAAATTTATTGCGCGATGGATAGCGCTTTTTATTGGTTTCGGCCATGCGCTTTTGCAATATCTTTGAGCATCGGGTGTGGTCTTGCATATTGCCCTTGCTCTTGCCGCACACTTGGCACATTGAAACACCGAAATTATTCACTCTGCCACCTCATAATAATCAACAAGTTTTAAATACTTTTCGCCGTACATTTTAGTTAATAGCTTCACGGTTTTAACGTGGGCTTTCCACCACATGGCAACACTTTCGGCGCGCGATAGGCCGTAGTCACATAGTTTGTGGCAGTTATCGCACATAGTCGCTGCGAAGTGATCGCTGGCTTTAATGCTCTTGCCTTTACCATGTTTGGATTGATTGCTGTGAGCGCCACACGTTGACGCACCAGAGCCGCAATGCTGGCACGGAATGGTTCGATACATCTGCATCAGCTTTTCGCTGCGTATGTACTTAAATTTAGGTATGGCGGTCATTGAAAATTCATCATGTGCTGTTTAAATTGCTGCTTAACATATTCAACTATCCAGTCATCACTATGGTCATTGCCTAATTTAAAGCCGTAAGCAAAACGATGTTGTTGGCTGTTGGTATATTCAATTACAACATCAACAAAATTACCGCGATAAACAGTTATTTTTTTAATTGGCAATTGCGCGCTGCTTAAATCCCACAAAAGGCGCTCTTTGATGTAATCGTGTTCATCGAATATTAGTTTAGGCTCTGGCGGAAACTGCGGCTTACTAAATCCTGCGTTGTGCGCCATATAGCCTAAGTACGCCAGATACAGCGCCACCATGCCTACGATAATTAATATTATTTCCATTTAATGCCTCGTTTCCGTGGTACCAACAACCGTTATTGCCTGCGGCTCTGGTTCATCTAGTCTGCCGTAGAACTCTGCTTTTAGAATTTCTGCGCCAGCGCCAAGATTCTCAAGCTTTTTTTGGCTCATTTTTGGTATAAGTCCATCGTCTAAAATGCCGATTCCATAATCATCAACTAAAATTGAAATTACTCTTTTGTTGCGTTTATGTTTTTTGCCTTTTTTAAGCTCGTAAACAACAATTTCATACGTTTTCATTGGCTTCACCTTTCGATTGACGTTCTTTAACTTCAGTATGCTCATGGCCATATTTACGCACCATCTGAACATGCGCACAGTAATCAAGTAAATTATCAAACTCTTTGATTTTATGTGTATCTTTTACGCATTTATCTAAAATCGTTTTTCTTAATTTATTAAAATACTCATCAGCGTTAGTCACGCCGTAAAACTTCTCTATTTTCTTTCTGATTTGAAAATAGGTGTGGTTGAAAACTTCATCAAATGGATTTAATAAATTCATACTGTCACCCCGTTTTTTACTAATTCCGCATAAAACAGCTGCATCTGCTGTTGGCACTCAACTAAAAAGCCGCTTGTTTCCTGTTTCCAGAAAGCCGTATAGAGCATAATAAATTCACGCAGTATGTCTAAGTCGCCACCAGCAAGCCCAAGCTTTCCTATGCGCGCTAAACGCTCTTTGACGGCCTCTAAAAGTGGTATTACTTCATTAATGATGAACTCGGCCATTAATGAATACTGTGGACGCAGCTGGCCAGCGATTTGCAGAATATTGGCCATATCCACAAAATGCTTGTAGTGGGCTTCATCTGCTACGCCGTGCGTGAAGGCGTTAAGCGTGTTCCAGTTTGCTATTTCAAGCTCATCGCCGCATGTGTGGTTAACCACTATCATTGGGTTGTAAATTGGGCGTGGTTTTCTTTTGCTGGATTTTTTCATGCGAATAACCTTGTTTGTCCTAGTTCAGCCCATATTCTTTTGATGCTGTCAGAAAAATATACTGGATCTATCTCAATAGCCGTAAGCTCAAAACCCATCCTATTACACGCAACCACATTACTTCCACTGCCAGAATGTGTGTCTAAAATCTTGTCGCCGGGCTTTGCGTAATTGGAAAGTAGCCATTCGTACAGTGCAATTGGTTTTTGTGTTGGGTGAATCCTTATTTCATTTTTCTTTTTATCGCCGTGAAATCCTTGAATCATGCCGTTCCACGGGTAATCGAAAATTCTTACTGCTGTTTCAAAACTGGTGTAAGCCAACTCTGCATCTGCATATTCAGCTGTTGTATGTTTATTCCAAACTATCCAGCATGGTGAGTTTTCATTGATGAGCGCCGCAAGATGATTGCCGCCCCAAATGATCTGGTTTTTGCTTACGCGCTTTAACTGTAAGAAATACTCATAAGGCGGCTTTTCTTGATCCCATAAAGCTTTATGGTAATTGGTACTAACGGCCAATTTTGAACGGTTATTTACTCTATGCCCGTCTTGTTTAATCCCGTATGGCGGATCTACGATTGCTAAATCAAAAGCGTTATCTGGCAACGTGGCCATGTATGTCATGCAATCACCTAAATACAGGCTGGCGCTGCCGATAATGACGGGTTCGTTCATAAAAATCCTATAATCTGCTCTATAACCGCGTCCAGTTCGTTACGGTCTTTGTAATTCGATAAAACATTCTCAAGTATTACTGTGGCCACTGCGTTGTATAGCAATTCAAATTCTGGCTGATCCATCTTGGCAAAACTCATGCTTAACGGCTCAAGTTTCATATTGCCTTTAAGGTCAAAAGTTTGTTCGTAGTAGCCTGCATAAACAATCACGTCTTTGCGGAATCGCTCAAAATTCTTAGTAATCGGACGGCCTTTGTAGCTTTTATGGCTGCGCTCTGGTTCCCAAGCTTCAAATGCGAAATTTAACAAAGCGAAAAACTTACGGTGAAACTTTGCATTGCGTGGAAATATGGCCTCAAAATTGATAATCTCACCAGCTTCAAGCCTGTTAATCTTCGCCCACAACCGTTTCCACTGCTTATGATCCTCTTCGGTCACTCCACCAAGCACGTCAAAAAGGTAAAAATACAACGCCTCTTTGACTTGTGGCGTTAAAGTTATCTCAACGCGCTTGGTGATTGTGAAAGCGGCCATTAATTCGCTTTCGCGCCAGCATCAGTCACTACACCGCCTTGAATCAGCAAATTAAGCGCTGTGCGGTATGAGTTAATGCACTCCAAACAAAGCTTTGCGTTTACCGTGTCGCCTGCAGCGCGAAAGCCCGTAAGCTCAACCTGTGACGTTTCAATCATCAGTTTGAGAATGTGCATGGCTGGCTCTAGCGGCGTTTTAAGGCCTTTATCCACAAGTTCAAGCCATTCGTAAGCATGTTTGAAATTCTCGGCGT